CTTGTTTAGTATATACTATTATTTTAATAAAGGAATTTTATGAGCAAATCATTCGGAGCACCTGAACAGGCCAAAATTAAACAGATAGTAGCAGAAGGAATTACAGTTCTGCAGGAAATTCAGGATCTTACAGAAGGATTAAAGGAAACTATTGCCGCAGTAGCAGAGGAACTCGAGGTTAAGCCCAGCGTGATTAAAAAGGCAATTCGTATTGCACAAAAAGATCAATGGGATAGCGTTTGGAAAGAGTTTGACGATTTGGAGACTATTGTGGATATCAGCGGACATTCACATCGTCGTGCTGATGAATGATATTATAACTAATATTCTTAAATGGATTAAAGATGACTATAGAGCGTACCCTCTACGTTTTTTCGTTGAAACTACAGCTTGGGCGCTTAGTATCGGATGTTCGATTGCTATGGCGCTCACAGTACCAAATCCGCCTCTTATTGTACTTTATCCTATTTTTATTTGCCAATGTGCTATGTATGCTTGGGCTTCTTATAGCCGTAAATCTTTTGGTATGCTGGCTAATGCCTCACTGTTGGTCACAATTGATAGCATAGGTTTATATAGGATGATAAGTAATTGAGAGAACGGTGAGATCAGCCATAATTGATCAAGTTGGTATGTGTAAGCCGCAAATTACACAAGGAGAAAAATATGAGTTATGTAGATTCACGATGGGATCGTGAGAAGGACATTATCTATGTCGTTGAACGAGATCCTAAAAAGGGTAGACTTTATCAAGAGTACCCAGCAAAATATTTGTTTTATTACCCTGATCAACGGGGCAAATTTAAATCAATTTTTGGCGAAAGTCTTAACAAGGTTACTGCACGTACTTGGAAAGATATTGTCAAAGAACAACGAATCCATTCAAATCACAAGTTATACGAAAGTGATATAAATCCCGTATTCCGTTGCCTAGAAGAAAATTATCTAGGACGAGATACTCCAAAACTTAATGTAGCATTTTTTGACATTGAGGTGGACTTTGATCCAGAACGTGGCTATAGCACTCCTGAAGATGCTTTTATGCCAATAACTGCAATTGCTGTTCACCTACAATGGTTAGACACCCTAGTATGTATTGCAGTGCCTCCAAAGACACTGACAATGGAACAAGCACAAGAACAAGTAAAAGATTTTCCTAATACTATTCTGGTAGAAACTGAATACGAAATGCTGGATATGTTTTTGGATCTTATCCAAGATGCAGATGTATTGAGTGGTTGGAATTCAGAAGGATATGATATTCCGTATACAGTAAATCGTGTAACTAGAGTGTTGAGTAAAGAAGATACTCGACGATTCTGTCTTTGGGATCAGTTTCCAAAAAAACGTGAATACGAAAAATATGGCAAAAAAGCAGTTACGTATGACTTGGTTGGAAGAGTTCATATGGACAGTCTTGAACTGTATCGAAAGTACACATATGAGGAACGTCACACATATCGACTAGATGCTATTGGAGAAATGGAAGTCGGCGAACGTAAGACAGTCTACGAAGGCACATTGGATCAACTTTACAATAATGATTTCCGTAAGTTTATTGAATATAATAGACAAGACACGGCACTACTTGATAAATTAGATAAGAAATTAAAATTTATTGATCTTGCCAATACCATTGCACACGAAAATACAGTATTGCTTCCAACCATTATGGGAGCGGTGGCTGTAACTGAACAGGCTATCGTTATTGAAGCACATCACAGAGGCATGATTGTTCCCAGTCGACCTAAGAGAGATGACGATGCAGTTAATCAGGCAGCAGGTGCTTATGTTGCATATCCTAAAAAAGGCTTGCATGATTACATTGGATCAATGGACATTAACAGTTTGTATCCGTCAGTAATTCGAGCACTTAATATGGGTCCAGAAACTATTGTTGGCCAGTTACGTCAAGATTATACCAAGGCCGAGATTGAAGATAAGATGGCCAAAAACGGCGGCCATTTTGCTGAGGCATGGGAAGGCAAGTTTGGTGCAAATGAATATGAATTTGTTATGAACCAAGACCGTGCAAATGATATTATCATTGATTGGGAAGATGGTCGAACTGATATAATGAGTGGGGCTCAAATATTTGAATTAATTTTTGATAGTGGCAAGCCGTGGATGCTTAGTGCAAATGGCACAATCTTCACACACGAAAAAGAAGGAATTATTCCTGGATTACTTGCGCGGTGGTATAAAGAGCGTAAAGAAATGCAGGCCAAACTTAAAGATGCAATTAAAGCGGAGAATAAAATTGAAGAAGAATATTGGGATAAGCGACAACTGGTTAAAAAGATTTTGCTCAATAGCTTATATGGGGCTATCCTCAATGCTGGGTGCCGGTTTTTTGATAATCGTATTGGTCAATCAACCACCCTTACAGGGCGTGGAATTGCCCGACATATGGCTTCTAAAATCAATGAGGTTATCACTGGAGAATACAATCATCTTGGAAAATCCATCATTTATGGCGACACGGATTCAGCCTACTTCAGTGCCTATACGTCCTTGAAGAATGAAATTGCCAAAAAAGAAATTACTTGGAATAAAGATACAGTAGTTCAATTGTATGACACAATTGCTGCCGAAGTGAATAGTACTTTCCCTCAACATATGTTGGATTTTCATCACTGTCCAAAAGGTAGAGGAGAGGTTATCAAAGCAGGCCGAGAACTAGTTGCTATTAAAGGACTGTTTATTACTAAAAAACGTTATGCTGTCATGTATTATGACAAAGAAGGCAAACGTACAGATATAGGTGGTACACCTGGTAAGATTAAAGCCATGGGCTTGGATTTGAAGCGTAGCGATACTCCTGAATTTATGCAAAAGTTTTTGGAGGAAGTTTTGACCAAAGTGTTGAACGGATCTGAAGAACAAGAAATTCTAGATATGATTAGTACATTTCGAACTGAATTTAAATCTCGACCTGGCTGGGAGAAAGGTAGTCCAAAACGTGCCAACAACATTGCAGAATATCAAGCAAAAGAAGTCAAACAAGGCAAGGCAAATATGCCAGGACATGTTCGTGCGGCAATTAACTGGAATACACTAAAGCGTATGAACAGTGACAAATACAGCATGGGCATCGTAGACGGTATGAAAGTCATTGTCTGTAAAGTCAAAGCAAATCCGTTGGGTTATACAAGTATTGCATATCCAGTAGATGAACTAAGATTGCCTAAATGGTTCCAAGAATTGCCATTTGATCACAGTGAGATGGAAGCTGTTATTATCAATAACAAGATTAAAAATCTTATTGGTGTACTTGACTGGGACTTGGACTCGACTACACAAAATAATACGTTTGGTAATTTATTCTCGTTTGAATAAAATAATTATTGACTTTACTGAATACATCAAGTAAAATAATAGAAAGGAATTTAACGTGAAGAAAATAATATATGATATCGGATCAAATAATGGAGACGATATCCCTTACTACTTAATGAAAGCCGATGTAGTAATTGCTGTTGAAGCTAATCCAGATCTTTGTAATCAAATTAAAACTCAATTTAGTAAAGAAATTACTGATGGTAGATTGATTGTAGAAAATGTTGTAATTGACATTAACGAAGGTCAAGACTCTGTTGCATTTTATATTCATAATCATAATCATGTAATAAGTCAATTTACAGTTCCAGATAATATTAACGAATTTAAAAAAGTGTTTTTACCTTCTAAAAATATCATTTCGTTAATCAAAGAACACGGAGATCCTTACTATATAAAAATTGACATTGAACATTTTGACCAACATCTTCTGCAAGCAATATTTTTAGAAGGTATTTTTCCACCGTATATCTCAGCCGAATCTCATAGTATAGATGTGTTTTCAATTTTTGTAAATTCAAAAAAATATCAAAAATTTAAATTGGTAGATGGACCGTCCGTTTTTCAAAAATATGAAAACGCATCAATACTAACTCAAGACGGCCAAATAACATATTCGTTTCCGTACCATTCAGCAGGCCCTTTTGGAAATGATATAGATGGGCCCTGGCTAACACAAATTGAATTATACCATGCATTGACGGCGGCTGGACTGGGATGGAAAGACATACATGCTAGTCTAATAGATTAAAATAATCATTGACTTTTTCACAAAACCTAAATAAACTAATACAAAGGACTTTTTATTATGCAAGACTTACTCAAAGATATCGTATCACACACAAACAAACTTGGTTTTCTTAACATTGTTAAGATCACTGGAACTGCGGCTAAAACTGCTATTGATAGTATGGCCGAAGACCGTACTGTTATTATGTACGCAGAAACTGCAAATCCATATCCAAACTTGATTGGCACATTTGGAATGCCGCAACTTGAAAAACTTCGCTACTTGGTTGAAGGCAAAGAATATCAAGAAGATGCTAAAATTGAATTGACAACGGCTGTTCGTAATGGCGAAACATTGCCAGTTGGACTTCACTTTGAAAATAAAGACGGTGACTTTAAGAACGATTATCGTTTTATGAATTCAGAAGTCATTAACGAAAAATTGAAGACTGTTAAATTTCGCGGAGTAAATTGGCACGTTGAAATTGAGCCATCTATTAGCGCAGTAAATCGTTTCCAATTCCAAGCAGGTGCTAATACAGAGCATACAACTTTCTTGGCAAAAACAGATGGTGACAAATTGATTTTTACATTTGGTGACCAATCAAGTCACGCTGGCGAATTTGTATTTGCAACTGGCGTTACTGGTAAGATTACAAAAGCGTGGACATGGCCAGTTGCACCAGTATTGGCTATTCTAAAAATTGCAGATGCTAACAATGCTAAAATTAGTTTTAGTAATGAAGGTGCTATGCAAATTACCTTAGATAGCGGTATTGCTACTTACAAATATATTATTCCAGCACAGGCATGATAAAAGGCCTAGCAGGCAGTGAAGGCATTAAAGTATCAGGTGGAGACACTGCACTACCTTATGTGCCTATGAATCATGAAAATCCCATACAAGGTATGATCCGAGTGTGGGA